GCAGTAATCCGCCACAGCAATCGTATAGTCCGTGCCGCTTACTTCTGACGGATAAAGCGCCCATTCATACCCACTTGCAGTCGGGATGCCCCATCCTTTGATGTCGCCGGACGATGTCGGTCGGGTTCCGGTCTTTGTGCCGCCGTCCGTGTCACTATACTCCGATGGGTTTTTAAACACATAAACGTCCGCGCCGGAGAATCGGATGCCATCGCACCACTCGTAAGCATTCCCCCACATATCTTCAATCCAGCGGTACTGTACGCCGACGCCGTATGTTTCCCTCGAATCCAGTATTGTCCCGGTATGGTAATCCATACTGTCCGTACTGCCGGAAGCTTCAACGCTGCTGTTATTGCCGCAGTCAAAACCAACCACCTTCTGTCCGTCCCAGTCGGCAAATTCCACAAGGTATAACATTCGTGTCGTCCAGAACATAGCAAAGTCCTGCTGATAGTAGCCGCTTCCGAGCGCGGCAATCGACGTGCGTGCCGTCGCTCTGGTAATGTTTACCATCGGCGTTTTTCCGCTCACGCTCTTGTAGTCCGCGCTGCTGCACTTGTATCGGGCAATGTAAACGTAGTCGCGCTCACCTTTGCCGTCTCCACGGTCTGCATGTGCCGGGGATACGGCAAATCCGCTCACTTCTTTGTCTGCAATCTGGAGCTTTAAACTGTCCCCGTCATCCGTCCACTTATACCAATACTTAGGGATCTTAACGAGTTCATTTCCGCCGATTGTCTCTTTTACCATGCCCGACCATGGCAGACGTCCGTCAAACGGACTGCTTCCGCCGCTTCCGTTTACCGCCGGTGTCGGATCGGTAAAGAGCGCCGCATCATCCGTCCGGGATAGCGTTGTCTTGTCGGTCTTGTCCCACACTACGCCATAAATCCTTATATAAGCAAGCTCAATCGTATAATTTTTATACACTTCCACATTGACCGTATCTTTCGTCTCTTCGCTTCCGTTTGTCGCGCTTACCGTCCATTCCCCGGTATTTGGAAGATAAAATACGATTGCTTCACCCGTGCTTTTCTCCGTCAGCTTCGTCTCCCCGTTTTCCACGGTGATATTACTTTCATCCGGCGCGGTCAGCGTGAGCGTTAAAAAGGCCACTTCTGTGTGATAGTTCTCTCCGTATCCGGTCACGTCCACGCTCTTTGCTTCCGATTCCGCCCCCGAATACGACGCACTCACCGTATATGTGCCGGAACGTTTGACCGTCAAAGCCGCCGTACCGTCATTTCCTGCCGTAGCGTGGTATACCGTTTCCCCGCTTGCCGCTGTCACTTCCGCACCCGGCACCGCAGTTACGTCAAGCGTCGCCCGAAAGTACGACAATTCAATCGTATACGTTCCGCCGACCGTTTCCGCAAAGATGCTCCCATCCGCCGTCTCCCCGTCAAGTGACGCTTCGACCGTCCATGTCCCTGTATGCGGCAGCGCCGCCGTGAACGTCCCGTTCTCGTCCGTCTCGCCTGTAAGGACCGTCTCCCCGTCTTTTATCGTAATTGCGCTTCCCGCATCGGCTTCCACGGTCAGCTTCGGGCTGATTTCGTCTAAAATTTCACTCATTTTCTGGCTTATTCCGTCAATGTCGGTACCGATACCCTGATTTTGTTTCTGAAGCACAAGCGTATTTTCATACAGTTCCTTCGTGGCAACATTAAAATTCCCGGCATTGTTGTCATCCGTCGTCTCAAGGATGTCTATTTCATCCGAGAAAACAGGATTTTCTGATATATATTTTTTCATCTGCGCACCTCCTCGCCTGTTTGAAATAGTCTATTCAAACTGGTCTACGATGGAAAATCCCATCTCCATGTCTCCGTCCTTCCCCTTATTTGTGAAAGATTTGAAGCACGCAAAATCCCCATCCGCGTCAACCAGCCCGATCTCGTTAATGTTTTCCCCTGCCAGCGTTTCCTTTGAAAGTGTACAATGGTACAGCACGCTTATCCCGTCCTCCTGTAATTCAACACTGTCAAACGACTGCCTGTGTGTTTCGTTTTGCAGTCCTTTATCGTCCGGAAGCGGTGTCCTCACACTTGAGCCTGTTACCGCCCCGTCACCAAATGCCATTGCCACGATTGCCGGAAGCTGTCCCAATCCGGCTCTTGCCTTTACTGTTTTTGCTTTCTGCACGTTTGTAACAACGCTCTCATTTGTTCCATTAGATGCCATGCTATAAAACCTCCTCTACTTCACTTGCGTTTAATTTAACGGTTCCGTCCAGCTTCAGACTTCCGTCCAGCTTATAATAATTTGTCCTTGTAACGACGGAACATTCCGCGTCCATCATGTCTTTTGTCGTGTCTGCACAGGTCTTTATATCCATCTCCGGATTTTGCATACTCTGATACGTTGAAAAACGCGTCCTGTGCTCCGTGCTTTTTGCCGGAATCCCATTCCTGAAGAAACAATTTGTCCTTGCAGCGACAGAACATTCCGCGTCCATCATGTCTTTTGTCGTGTCTGCATTGATTTTTAGCTCCATGTCCGGTTCAAACCACCTGCGCTGTGCATCAAGTTTCAGGCTTCCGTCCAGTTTGGAACTGCCGTCCAGCTTTTGCACGCCCGGATACGTCGAAAGCCACATCCTGAACTCTGTACTCCTTACCGTAGTCTTAATCTTCCAGATCATTTTATAGACACAGTCCAGATCCCCTGTGTATACGACTTCAACGTGAGCCGGGATATTTGAGCTGCTGATCGTTTGCCGGATTGCAGGCATATAGACAGACGGATCGTCCGTAAATTTCATGCCGATGATCAGCTGTGAATCCGTCATTGTGACCGTACAGCTGCTCTTGCAATACTCGTACACCAGTTCCCTGATTCTGGAACGGCTCATCTTTCCTCCGCCGCGCCATTTCATTTTTACGGCAGTTTTTCGGTTCTCTATGTCCGAACCGGAATCGACATCAATAGAAAGAAACCGTTCAAACTCTTCCAGCGTTTCCAGCGTGCCGCTGTCTATAAAATGGTATATGAAAGAGTTATCCATATCCTGCGCCATATGGTCGAGCGTCAGCCCGGCAAAGGTATTGATCGCCACCATTTCCCTTATGCGCCTGTAAAACGACGGCTGGTAAGACTGCAGCTCTTCAAGCCCGCTCCTTCGCCTGTTAAAGAAAAAATCCTCGTTCTTATCGAGCAATAAATACCACCTCCGTAATCTTTGCCGCATACTCTTCGCCAACTGTAATATTGCTGTTTGCGCCGTTCATTTGCAGCGTGTCATAGTCGTAATCTGCAATGCCGGTAAGTCCGCTTAATATGGCTGCAATACTGCTCATCCGGACAACCGCATCTGTGGACTCGTTTTTCCGGTATGTGGCGGCAAGTGTAAGCTGCCTGAAATATTCCGCAAACGCCGTTTTCGCTTCCTCCTGAGCCGCCTCGAGCGTAGAGCCGTCTGCCAGCATGACATCTGCCGTAATCCGGACTTCATACGGAAGCGCTGCTGCTGCAAGAAAATGCGCCCCGATATTTGCCACCCCTTCGCCGACACCATCGCCAAACGTATAGGACTGCCCGGATGCCTCAACAGTGTACCCGTCTTCGATCGGATCTACATACTCCTGCACTTCACTGACAATATCCTCTGAGACTCCAAGCCCGTCAGCGGAAATGAGCACCGCCTTTACGGTATTTGCACCGCCCCATAACGGAAGGATTCTCGCAAGCGTAACGCCTGCCACATTTTCGCACCATGTCTTGTAAGCCTGCCGGTTGCTGTTTCCCGTGGGGTTTGCCTTTTCCTCTTTCCACCTTGCCCGGAATGAATCATCGTCTTCCTCATCAGTCCCCTTGTTGATCGCTTCCCCAAGCACTGCCAAAATAAGCCCGTCTATATTGTCAGACGGAATAAGCTGTGTCCCCGGAATCAGCCCGTTTGTTTCCGTCCCTATGTCGTTTGCCGTCAAAAATCCGGTTCCCGTTTCTGCATCCGTCAGCGTCCATGTCAGGTAATAATCCCCGCACATAAACTCCGAGCCGTCTGGGACAACCGCACCCTCAAAGGTCGCATTCCATGTAGAAAAAGTGCCGGCCGCACGTGTAAGCCCGTCCATTTGCGCGTACTGGTCTAAAATTTCCCCTTCACAGCTTTCAATGGAAATCATGTTACGGACACTGGCAAGATCCCCGTAAAACTTCGTTGTCCTCCTGATATGCCCTTCCTGCGTATCGTAAAACACGCTCCCCTGCCGGTTGTCGACATCCAGCCGTCTGGCAATCTCTGCCGCCTGTTCACGCCAGTATTCTTCACTCTGTTCATCCTCAAACAGTTCTGCCAATTAAAACACCTCCTCCACGCTCAGATTCCCGAATATGGTTGAAACATCAAACGAGCATTCAAACCCGTCACTTTCTCCGGTATCCACGGAAAAATTATCAATGTCAAGGATGCGCTCGTCATCTGCAAACGTATCCCTGACAAGCTCCGGTATTTCCGAATCTAAAAATTCATTCGTATTTTCATCATTCATGATGGTGTCTTTTATCTCGCTGCCATATTCGTCATCATAGATCACATTCTTGTACCGTTCCGTAAGCAGCGCCTTCGTCATTGCCTGCTCCACCGCATCAAGCCCGTCTGTCATCCCGGATATGCGCCCGTTTACCCAGTCAATATTGTAAGTCCTCGATGTTTCCAGCTCCTCTTCGCCGATCTCATCAATCCCGTTAAGGACAAGATCTGTATCCATCTCCACATTAACCGCCTCCTACCCTGTCTATGACAAAATACTTTTTCCCGTCATTGTATGACAGAAGGTATACTTTATCGCCTTTTTTCAGCGCGCCGTGTACCGTTATTTTCTTTTTTCCCTTAATCTCATGACTGTGGGATTCGAACTGCGCATAGCTGCTTCCTCCGCCGGTTTCCTCGCTCTTCCAGTCATCCGGCGTGATCTCTATCTCATAATCTGTCAGATGCTCCGGGACGACCAGATCCGCCTCATACAAGGTCCGTTTGGAATCGTTCGGGATTTTCACCGTCAGCGGGCTCGTGCCGGACACCACGCCCACTTCTATGCCGGATGGCACAAAAGAATCTGCTGCTATCCTGTTTATCAACTGCTTAATGCTTGTACTTTCTTCCATTCCGTCTCCTTATCTGTCTTATCCGGCTGATGCGACATCCGTTGCAAAATTCAGCTTTAGCTGCATCGTGTGTCTTTCCGCGGTAAATGTATGCTTGTCCTCGTCGATATAAAACGTCCGCCTCAAGTCCAGATGCGGGATTCTGACATACAGGCAGCCGCCTGCAATGGCAGATACGATCCCGATTGACTGGATCGTAAGCGACTGCTCCGGATAGGCATATTCATCCACAAGGGAATTGACAAGCTCCCGTATCTGCGCGTCGTTATAATCCTCATCCGCACTGTCGACCATGATAAACCGTCCGATCTTTTTCTCCAGCTTTGCGTTTTTCTTCTCATACACGACCTTTCCTTCCTTCGAGTAAATGCGGAATCTGGTCTTGATCTTCTCAATGCTCTGGTCGTAGCTCCACTGCATAAGGTTTGCACCCGGTTCGACCACCCACTGTGTCAGTTCTTCTTTTCTTCTAAGCAGCGACACCTTCCCCTGATCTGCACGGATGTAAAAGCGCGTTTTTTTCTTCTTGTATGTGCTGCTGAGCGTTTCAAGCAGGCAGTCATAAAAAAAGACCTTCGGCTTCTGCACGGTCGGGATTTTATAGCCGGTATCGACAGCCGTTCCAAGTGTAAGTCCGCACCGCTTTATGCAGTCTTTGAAAATTTCGGTCGCTGTCTTATTCTCATAGCTGAAGGAGTCCTTGCTGTTTGCAAGGTATATGCACTCATCGTAAGCCTTCCACTTATTGATCTTACCGTTTCCACGGCTCTGCTTCATAATGATTCCGCGAAACCGTTCCTTCCCTTTCCACTTGAATACGCACGTGTAGCCGTCTTCAAGGTCCATCTTCACCGTCGGATGCCCGGAATTGTCATCATCGAGCATGGATACTTCAATATAACGGGCGGCAGAACCTTTCCGCCCGCCCCATACGACTTCTTTTACCATCCCGGACACATCCCAGACTGTTTCCCCATGATAAATTTTTAAACTTATGTTTCCCATAATAAAACCGCCTAACTGATGTCCGGGATCGTCAGCTTCAGTCCTTCAAACAGCCTGCTCCCGTTATTACTGCTCTTGTAACCGTGTTTCTTTGCATCCGCCTCGATCACCGCTTTATTTGCATTGTAGATTGTGGAAGATTTTGAGCCGCTCCCATAGTATTTTGCGGCAATATTCCACAGGCAGTCCCCGGATTTTACCGTATAAGCGGATGATTTCGTTTCCGTACTGGTGCGTTTGCTGGCAGAAGCGACCTTTGCTTTCTTACCCTTCGCAGTCTTTAACTTTCTTACAGAAATTTTCTTATACTCCGTTATCGTCAGCGTATAATGCAGTGTGCCGACATCTCCCCCGGTTTCTTTGCATTCAAAGCTGATACGGCAGGGCATATTCACCGCACACGGACCGGCTGTGATGATAAACTTCCCCGGTGCCGTGCGGTTCATCATGTTCTCTAAAAATTCCCGTGCTTCTTCCGGGGCTTTCGGGTTCTTTATGGAGCCCTGGCATTCCTCTTCCGGAAAGAATGACGAGAACTGGATTTTTACCGCCCCCGGGTGCTTCGCAATAATGACCTCGCCCACGCCATATACATAGGTTTTGTCGTCTTCGTCCGGATAGGATAACGTCACCTCTTCCGGAAGGACAGGAAGCCGCAGCCGTTTTTTATTGCTGTTGTAAGTCAGCCAGAACTGGCAGTCCTCTTTGTTGACGGCTTTCTTGATCTTTTTCTTCCACGCTCCCACACTAGAACTCATATGTCATCGCCCCTTCCTCGTAAATCTCCTCTTCCAGGAGGGACATAAAAGCAGACTTAAAGTTTTCTTTTACGCTTTCCCAGACGCTTTCTTTATCCGTGCCGCTGCTTACGCCAACGGAGCCGGAGCCTTCGATTGAGATGGTAAGCTTCTTTTCCTCCGTACCGGAAGAAGACCGGCTTTGTGTATTTGCGCTTGCTGCACTTACCCGTTCCGCTGCTGAAAGTGACATCATCTGCGGATTATCTGTCCTGCCGGAAACCGCGCTGATGATTTTGTCTGTTTCCCCTGTCGGGAATACCGTGCTCCCTGCGTGTCCCACGATCAGCTCCGGACCGTCTTCACCGGCAACAAACACATCTGCTGAATTTGTCGTGCCGGAAGCATCTGCCTCCGCTTCTGTAACCTTAGTAACCGAAGGCGCTTGCGCTGCCAGCGCTGCCGCCGTTGCATTTGAGACCTGTTCAGCGGCAGATACGGCGCTGTTTTTTGCGGCAAGGATATTCTGCACATACGCATCCATCGTGCTTTTTGCCGCTGCCGCCGCATCGTCTTCCATATTCATATTGTCAACCGTATCTTCCAGATCCTTTTCCAGTTTTTCCATTGTTGCGCTGAAATCCGTTTCCATGTCGGCTACTCCGTTTGCCGCCTGCGACTGCGCATCCTGCAGGTTCTTATACTGTGTGACCATCTGCTGGAGTTTTTCGTCGCTGGCAGATGCCATTGCCGCCAGTGCAGATGCAGATTCCGCGCTTCCGTCGTCAATGGACGCCACCATCTCGGACAAACCTTCAACGTTCCTTCCGGTAAGGTTCTCAAGGCTTGCCGCATAGCTTTCCCAGTATTCTTCCTGTGACTGCATGGCAGACATAAGGTTGTCAACAGATGTCGTCGCTACCGAATCCGCTTCTTCCCACAGCGCATACTGCCCGGAAAAGCTCTCGTATGCGGAATCATAGGCTTCATCGTACTTTGCCGCCAGCTCCTCCAAATCTCCAGATACCGACTCTACCGCCGTCTGTACCGCATCGCCAAACTCGACCAGCGTATCCCCTGACTCCTGCATCCCGTCCGCGAACTCCTCAGCCTTATCCGTGGATTCGTCCAGCGAAGCAATAAACTCGTCGATTTCATCCTCGGTATATCCAAGCTGTGTACAGTATTCTGTGATCTGGTCGATGGTATCCCGGTAAGTCTGGTTTGCAGTTGTAAGCGCTGCGGACTGCTGCTCCACCGCATCATAGGCTTTCCCTAAGTCTGCATTCCAGTTCATCGCCGCCGAGCCTGCAATTTTTGATAATACCGGATGTTCATCCTGCCATTTTGCAAGCATCGTATCATAATTATCCGTAGCCGCCTGCGCCTCTGCCCTTGCCTGGTCTACGCCGTCGCGCATTTCCTGATAACTGCCAAGAATCTCCGTCAGTCCCTCAGCAGCCGCCTGCCGGTTTGCTTCATCTGCCGTCTTCTGTATGAACTCATACAGGTCTGATATGCTGTAATTAAGCCTTCCGGTCGCAGAGTCTACCGATAACCCTAAGTCGCTGTATGATGCATTCAGGCTATCCACGATCCCGTTCATCACCTGAAGCTGTGCATCTGACATATCCGTCTGCCCCTGCAGTGCCATAAGCTCGCTTACCAGTGTCATAGAGCTGTCGGCAAGGTCATTGTTTGACTGCACCTGCGCATCATAGTCATCACGGATGCCTGACATCTTTTCCCCAAGCTCTGTGATCCGTTTTGCAAATTCCCCGATTGTTTCGCCACCCTCTCCAAGTGCAGTGTTTAGCTGCTCGATCTGGAGCGCAAGCTCCCCGGCTTCTGCGGAGGTCTTTCCATACCGGTTAACGGCTTCCTCATATTCTGCTTTCAGCTTTTCAAGCTCTGCTTCCTGTTCCCGTGACTGAAAGGTAAGCTCATCTGTTGCGTCTGTCGCATCCTCATACGTCAGTGCAAGAGCCGCCACGGCTGCCGTAACTGCCCCGATTGCCACCGCTGCCACCCCAAACGGGCTTGCAAGCAGTGCACCGCCGAATATTTTTGTAACTGCCGTTGCCACTGTAACCGCCGCACTGTATGCGGCAATAGCTGCCGCGAATGCCGCAATGCCGGATATCAGTGCTGTAATCAGCTTCACCACCTGCGGATGTTCATTGGCAAATTCCTGCGCGTTCTCAAGAATGCCGGCGCCCTGGTTGTAAAGGTCTTTGAGCGAAGGGTTTAAGACGGAGCCAATCGTAATCTGGAGATTAGATGCGGCATTATCCATTTTGTCATGCGCATACTCGGTCGTATCTGCCATGATGGCATATGCGTCTGCCGTTGCATTTGCGCTGTCCTCTACGGCGTTTAAGTTCTCGTTAAACTCTTCAAGCCCCTGTGAGAGGATGGCATTTGCCGCTTTTCCTGCTTCTGCGCTGCTCCATAAGTTCATGAGGGCTTCACCATCCCCGTTGACCGATTCATAAAGAATGTCGAGCACATCGGCAAGGGACGCGCCGCTTGACATTAACTGTCCGAATGACATCCCGGTCTGCTGCGTTATGATATTGGAAACATCTGTCCCGCTGTCTCCGAGCTCTTTTAGCATGGACGAAATGTATGTTGTACTTTCTGCCGTATTGATTCCGGCTTTTGTCGTCGATATATAGGCGCTCTCCAAATTACCAAGTGACACATTGTACGCGGATGCGGAAGCGATCGCTTTACCCATCTGTGCGGCCAATTCTGCCACGGTCGTTACACCGAGGTTCTGTACCTGAATCAGGGAATCCGATATCTCTTCTGCTGTCCCCGCTTCTTCCCCGTATGCATTGATTGCCGTCGTCAGGACGGAAAGTGCGGATGACGAATCCGTAAAACCGGCAACAGCAAGCTCCGATGCCGTCTTTGCCATATCGACAGACTCCTCAACTGCCGTGCCGGAAGAAATCGCATTATACGCCACATCTGACAGGGAATCCGCAAGCGTGCCGGTATTATTCGACAGCTCCATGACCTCACTCTGGAGCGTATCGATCATATCCCCTCCGGCGATCGTCTGGAGTTTGGCGATGGATGTTTCAAAGGCTTCCCCTTTCTGCGTACATTCCTCGAATCCGGCTGCAATCTCTTTTAACGCCACCGTGATTCCGGCAGCCGCAAGCAGCGAGTCCAGCTCGCTGACCGCATTTGTCGTTTCATCGCCAAACTTTTTTGCCTTTTGCGCGGATTCATCCGCTTCTTCCGAAAACTGGTCCATCTTGTCCGCCGCATTATTTGCCGCTTCTGCTTCGGCTGCCAGCGCATCTTCTGATTTGAAGCCCATGTCGACAAGCTCCTGTGTCGTATAAACGGCTTCCATTGCTTCCTTGTCATAGTTTCCGATTGCATCCGTCCAGTAATCCGTTGATGATGCTGCTTTTCCAAGCGCGTCTGCTGCGCTTCCGGCTCCGTTTTCCACATTGCCAAAAGCTGCATCTGCCGCATCTTCCATGCTCTTAAATTCCTTTGTGACATTCCCACCGCTGCTTGCCATGGATGACAATTTGGCAGATATGTTGTCAACCGCTTCAAATATGACCGATAATTTCGAAGCCATCGCCTACCTCCTTCCTTTTTTTCTTCCCGGCAATAATCCAGTGTCCGCATCAGCCCCCTGCTCTACACATGCCATGTAAAACAGCTGCAAAGGGCGCGGCTTTTCGTAAAATTCCTCCGGTTTTATACCGTAATTCAAAAAGAAAAACGCGCACCACCATGCAAGTGAGCCTTTCGGCGATGCGTCACTGGATATCAGTTTTTTGCGTCTTCAAGATCCGCTTCATCCTCTGTTTTCCCGTCCGTCTCTTCCTCATCGCTTTCGGTAATGCCGAGGATACCGCTGACCAGATTTGTCACAAATCCGTATTCCTCATTGGTAAAAACTTTAAGCGGCATTTCCGTTGCATCCGCGCAATGGAAGAAGTCCATAAGCTCCTTATCTTTCAAATCAGGATATACAAGCGCTTCCACGATCACATGGCGCAACGCCTTTGCATTATCCTTCGTTTCCTTCATCACCACTTTCCCGTCTTCTACAAGCGGGCGTTTTCTCTTTTTATCCATGTAGACTTCCGTCTTTTTGTAGTTGTTGAAGATCTCATTTACTCTCTGAAGCCTCAGCTTCTTGATCTGAAACTGTACCGTCTCCCCGTTTTCGTCTTTGATCGTCTCCGGTCCAGCTGCTGTAATCACTTCCTCTTCCAGCAGTTCTTTTCTCATAAAATATGATAAATTTGGCATATAATCGCCCTCCTTACCCAATAAAAAGAGGACATACAGGCTTGCGCCCGTGCCCTCTTAGTCCGTTTTTCAAATTACGACAGGTCTTTTGCCCCAAAAGCAATACTGTCTTTTACAAGATCGCCATCCGTATCCAGATCCATCAGGCTTAAATTCCCGGTCAGTACCACTCCCGTCAATGTCACTGTCTCCCCTTCCAGATCGCGCTTGTAAAAATCCGAATCCTCATCTTCCCTGAGTGCCTGGATCGTAAGCTCCGGTGTGATCCCGTTAAGCTCATATGAATCAATCACTTCACGCAGCCACTTTGTGGAACGGTATTCATCCAGCGTACCGGTAATATCACGCCCAACATATCTTCTGTCTACGCCCTTGCTGCGGAGTCTTCGCGTTTCCGAGACGACAGGCGTATAATTGACTGTTAACTTTGCAGCGTCAATAACTTCCGTGCCGTCCACAAAAATACGCCCCTGCTTTAAGGATATCCCTTTTCTGTTGCTTCCCATACTTTACACCTCCGTCCTACTGCGTACTAATTGAGAAGTACAGCTTCTCTGCTGAATCCACCGGCTGGATGGCAACGTTAAAATACGTGCTGTCACCGACGCTTCTTGATGCGTCAACCAGAAAATCATTGTCGTAATCAATGTTTTTGATCGCGCCGATTCCACCATCCGATTTCGGACCGTACTGCTTTAACAGATCTTTCCCCAGTCCCACCATGATTTTCCAGCCGTCAGAATCGTTATCAAACTTGTTTGGCGGGAAAGTTGCCTTTAAATCATTTGCGAACGAATCAAGGACTCTGATCACCCTGTTTTTCTTATAGGAATCATCCTTTTCGGTGCCGGTATTCACAAGAGAGTTGATATCATACTCGACAATTACCTCTCCTGTATCATCTGAAGTCGAGAAGAACGTATGCCCGGCAAGAATGGCTTTCTCCGCCTCCTCGTTCGTAAGTTCCCCTGAAACAGCCGTTGCGCCGCTTACGACCTTGTATGTGTTCGACTGTGTGCTGGACGCGCCTGCCGTTGCACCGGTAAACCAGGCAGCCGCCTCGTCTAACGACACCGCTTTCCCGTCAAATACAAACGAATTCCAGATGCCGATAACGCCCTCATGGTCTCCCTCGCACTCAGGGATGACAAACTGCACCGTCTTCCCGGCCTTCGTTCTTAAAAACTTAACCTTTGAGACGGCTGACTGTACCAGCGATTCATCTGAAACCGGAATAAGAGCCGTATCAAAAGAGACTTTCTCAATTCCGTCATAGAAATCTGTGACGGCTGATTTTGTCGTCTCTGCCGGAGCGCCGCCTGTAAGGACTGCCCCTGCAAATGCTGCCATCTCTCCTGTCCCGCTAAATGACACATAACTGCTGTCAGCGGTGGCAAGTTCATCAACCGTTTTCACGCCTTCTATCGTTTCCACCAGTTCCCCGGAAAGGTAAACCTTCACATCAAAACCGCCGTCGACATTTGCCGTGGATGTTACGGTGATCTGGTTTCCGAGCTCACCGGCATAAAGTGCGGTAACCGTAACCGTCCCGCTCTCCACCTTTGCTTTCGTCCCTCCGGAGATCACATATACCTTTATGGTAGCGGCGTTCTCCAGTGCAAGGCGGATCATGCGCATATACTTATTGTCATCATAGATGCTTCTTCCAAGCTTCGTAATCTGTGCGTCCGGTGCATCGGCACTGATCTCAAGCCAGCTCCCGTCCTCAGCCCAATCGTAGCCGATCAGCGGGATTACACATGTCCCCCTTGTAGAAGAAGAGACGCTGTACTTCTGCTTTGCCTTATAATTGATATAATTGCCCGGACGTATCTTCGGGCTGTTAATATCGAAGTTTCCTCCTGCCATTACTTACCTGCCCCCTCTTTTAACCATTTTTTGATAATCTCATCTGCTTCCGCCGTCGTGTACTTCTGTTCTTTGTCCTTCCCGTAAAAAGCGCCGTCAAAGGTGCTCGATGTACACCCGAACAGCTTCACACTGTTTGCACGCAGGGAAGCGATGTCAAATCTGCGCTCCGTGCTCTTTGCCGGGGCAGTGCTTTCAGAAACAGCAGCTTGCGCTGCTTCTTTCCCGTTATCATTCTTCGCCATTGTCTGAATCCTCCTCTCCAATGGATGTCGCCAAACCCTCGTAATAGAAATTCTGAACCTTTTCTGCCGCATCAGTATCATACAATACCGCACAATCCCACGTAATCTCTATCTGGGTGACGCCTGTATCAATGTTTTTTACGGACAGCCGCTTTATCCGGAAGTGATATCCGGCAGGCTTCCCGTCTTCATCATAAACAGGGATCGTATTTTTTGCTGCCTGTATCATCCGCTGCATTTTTGCAGCAATAGAATAGGATGACAGATCGTCCCTGTCAAAAACCTGCAAAAAAAGGGAATATGAGTTGCTGTACGCCGAAAGCGTATACTCATTCCCTGTAATCTCCGGGACAGGATAAAACACCGAAGGTGTCCTGATATCCTGCGGCAGCCGCCCGAAATATTCCGTCAGCCCCATCGGCTTAAAAAAATGCACCAGGGAAGCGATTTCCTGCTCCAGCATGTCCTTTCCCTCCTACATTCCAAAATAATCCGCCATCCACTCATTCATTTTCTTCTCAAGGAATCCCGGTATTAACTTCTCAATCGCCCTAAGAGAATTCTCCCAGAAATGCTTTCCGGGAACCCAGTCCTGTTTCAGCAGCATCCCCGTTTTTGCACCCGGATCGTAAATGAACCGCTCTCCTGACCATCTTCCGGGAACCCATCTCGTCTTTACCCCTTTTGGGTTCGTCCAGTGCCCGTCATTGACATAGGATGCATACGTTACATCGGTGCCGACCTCTACCGTCAAGCCGCCGGATGACAGTTCCTGGAAGCTGCTCACCAATAACCGCGTATCCACGGCGTTCTTCCGGATGATTTCATCTTCGACGATCTGTAAAAAATTTTCTGCTATTTCTTTCAGAAACGTTTCAGCTTCTTTCCTGAAATCTCCGCTCCCGGCAGCCCCAACGCAATCAAACAGGCTTTCAAGTTCACTAACGTCAATCGTAACCCTGTTTCTTGCCACTAGATCGCCTCCTTAACGGTGCCGTTTCGGTTACAGAACACGATGATATGGTGTTCCTGTATCTTCCGTGGCAACTCTACGGTATATTCATAGCCGGTCTCATGGCTTACGACCTTGTCATTCACGCGGATATCTGTCCCGGGCGGAAGAGATAGCTTTACCCTCGCGGCATACTGGTTGAACGGCGTTTCCTGCGAAATCTGCCACGTGCCGGACTTGACGTGGAAATGGCAGGGGATTTCCCTGTCTTTTTCCTCTGCCTCATCCGGATATTTGTAGCGGTGCTCATTTTCAATACCATATCCGAGGTCTTCTGTTTCTTCCCGGATATGGTATATGGTGCATCTGTGGTTGAAAAAATCGTCAATCGCCATATTCTGCCTCCTGTTATAGCTTCCGAAGACGGACGATCACCTTCCCAGTGTCGTTTCGCACATACGGTTCCAGCATGGGACCTAACTGCAGGCTGTCGATCAGATCCGTGTCGGTATCCATCGTGTAGGAATAATCGTCAAACGTTTCAGATGTCATCCCACCAGCAGTCTGGTTGATGCTCTTTAAGGCATACCCTTCTGCCAGCAGTATTACAGCCATAGCCACGTCTTCTGGTATCTCCTGTGCATATATTTCGTCGTCAAACCGGTTATGCGTGTGGTATATCACATAGCTTTCCGCCCGCATGATGTCCGCCTCAAGCTGCCTGTCTGTCCTTGCTTTCACTTTGTCCGATGAGCTGTATTCCCTCACCTTTTCAGGCGTAATCCACGGTCTTTCCAAAGCGTCCTCCTATTCTTCCGACTGGAACGGATCTTTTGCAAGCAGGATTTCCTTGAGAAGCGCTTTGCGGTCTTCATTGTTTGCGCACGCAGAAAGGTCAATGCCATGCTCTTCTGCAAGGGCGACGAGCTCCGGCATCTTCATACCGTCAATCTTCTTCTCTGTAAGGGAATCTTCTTCACCGCTTCCGGCGTCCGGCTCTGTATCGGTGTTTTCCCCGCTGTCCGTGCCACCGTTTTCTGCCTGATCTGCATATTCCTCCGGCTGCCCGCCTGCATCCATGCAGACAAACTTCCCGGTTCCCATCAGCGTCTGTGCCATCCCGTCTTCCACTTCAAAAGGCTTCCCCTTTTCCGCCCTGCATGCCATGCCCGGCGTGAAATAGGAAAGCCCTTTCACTAACTTTAATATTTTCATTGTGCGCCTCCTTAATACAGGGATGGAAGGTTCTCGATGACAGCTGTTGCGTCCAGTTCTTCGATGATGGCATCGAAGTCAAGATGTGCCACATAAAAACGCTTGTCCTTCATAATGGCTTCTTTTCCTTCCACCGTCTTACGCAGCTTCATAGAGTAGGTATTGACCACGACAAGGTTCTGCGGATCCGTCAGAAGGATTTTGTCATCTCCCATAGATGGGCAGCTTATCGTCGGGATGTGTACCGGCGCCGTATATACGGAATCCGGAACTGCACCGCCCTGACCAATTATCTGGTTCATCAGGTACAGTTCCCACTCCTGCGCACGCTTCGGGGACATGAGCCAGCGTAACTTGCCGTTATTATACTTGTTTGGGAGCTGCTGGAGCGTCTTATAGAACAAATCAAGGCTCATCGGCTTATTGTTTGCATCGTAAGTATGACCGCCGTTTTTGATCTGCTTGATCCAGCCATCGTTAAGCTTCAAGAAATCGTAATCCTTATCCGAAGAATCGGTATCCTCATCGCCATTCAGATACAGATCTTCCAGATCAACGCCGAGCTGCTGTGTCATCAGGTCTGTGATGACTGCTTCTAACTGCTGTCCTTCGATGTTCTCCCTTAACGTTTCCTCTGTGATCTCCCACGGAAGACGTACTGCCTTGCACGCGTACTCGATAACATCTGTATCAATGCCTGCCCTGTAACCGTCATCTGTGTTCTCGATCTTCGCCCGGAGGATTCTCGAAGCGATACCGATCTTGTCAATTTCGCCGGTTTTTTCTGTCCGCATGACGTGCCGGACCAGTGGCCCTAAGTTTGTCGCTTCAAAAGTCTGCTGAATAAACTTCTTTGCCTGGTA